ATCAGATGGTCGTGATTTAATTATTTCACTTAGTTTAACTAAAAAACCAAATGGTGGTGAATACACTAACATCACATCAATTATTCCTGATGATAAATCATCATTACATACTGATGCTGAAAAAGCGAGTGAATGGGTAAACGATCCATTAACATGGGCTGACGTTTATTCTAAAAAACCAGAAGAATACTTAGAAGGTGTTGCAAAAGGTTATACTCCGAAATGGAATTCAGATACTAAAAAATGGAGTTATGGTGAAGAAGCACAAACAGAGTTTGCGCCAATCGTACCAACAATGGACCCACAAAGCGAAGATGATGTAGACGAAGATCTACCGTTCTAATTAAAATGTTGAGGGCCCTTGTCAAATTTACATAAAAGGGAGACAGGGGACCCTCTTTTTAAAAAAAAATATATGGCAGCGATTAAAAAAAATAGTTTTGAATCAATAAGAAAAAAGTTCTCTAAAGAGGCAGAATATAAACCAGAAAGATTTCTTGATTTAGGTGATGCATTCTTAGATGCCAGTGGTATTCCAGGTCCGGCTATTGGACATTTAAATATGCTTCTTGGCCACTCAGACACAGGCAAGACAACAGCCCTAGTTAAATCGGCAGTTGATGCCCAAAAGAAAGGAATTTTACCAGTTCTTATTATTACAGAACAAAAATGGAATTGGGAACATGCTGAGTTAATGGGGTTTGATCGTTCAGAAGATTTTTATTTATTTAATAGTGATTTTGAATACATTGAACAAATCACAGATTATATCAATGAATTATTAGATGCGCAAGAAAAAGGCGACTTACCATATGATTTACTTTTCCTTTGGGATTCAGTTGGATCGGTGCCTTGTAAAATGACTTACGAAGGTAAGGGTGGTGCACAACACAATGCTAGAATTTTATCAGACAAAATTGGTCAAGGATTAAACCAAAGAATTTCTGGTTCTCGCAGAACAGATAAAAAATATACGAACACTTTAGTTATCGTTAACCAACCTTGGGTTGAATTACCAGATAATCCATACGGTCAACCAAAAATTAAAGCAAAAGGTGGTGAAGCAATCTGGTTAAACTCAACATTAGTATTCCGTTTTGGTAATGAAAAAAATGCCGGAACAACAAAGATAGCAATTCAAAAAGACGGAAGAAAAGTTAAGATTGCAACTAGAACTAAAATTTCTATCATGAAAAACCACGTTAATGGTTTAGGTTACGAAGATGGTAGAATCATGGTTACAGCACATGGATTTATGGGTGCAAAAACGGAAAGCGAAGAAAAGAAGTCAATTGAAGAATACAAAAGAGACGCAGGTTCTTATATTAGTGAAAAACTAGGTGTTAATGTTGCTGACACAGGAGTAGAAGTAGTAACAGATGATGAATAATAATAATTTAATTTTTTAATGTCCGTATTACTTGTTGATGGAGACAATTTACTTACGATTGGTTTCTTTGGTGTTAAGAACTACTTTTATAAAGGCAAACACTTTGGAGGAATATATCATTTTCTCAATACTCTTAGAAGATCATTTGAGACGTACCATTTAGACAAGATCTGTGTATTTTGGGACGGAGAAGACAGTGCCCTTTCTCGCAGAAAAATATATCACCTATATAAAGAAAATAGAAGATCAGATAAATGGACAGATGAAGCGGAAAGTTCATATGATTATCAGAGAGTAAGGATTAAACAATATCTAGAAGAGTTATATGTTAGGCAAGGCGAATATATTGGATGTGAATCTGATGATTGCATTGCACACTACGTACAAAATTCCCCAAAAGAAAAAAAAGTAATATTTTCATCTGACAGAGATTTAGCACAATTAGTTTCTAAAGATACACAATTATACAATCCATCACATAGTAAGTTATATAGCGCAGGAGATAATATTGAATATGATCACGAGACAATCCTTATTGAAAACGTTAAATTAGTTAAAATTTTATGTGGGGACCCTTCGGATAATATCCACGGAATTAAAGGTATGGGAATAAAAAGATTGGTTAACTATTTCCCAGAGATGAAAACTAGGCAATTAACATTAAGTGAGGTTAGAGAACAATTTAATGTGTTATTTGAACAAGATAAACACAACAAATCTATACAAAACTTATTGACCGGTGTAACCAAATTAGGTGTATTTGGTGATGAGTTTTTTGAGATTAACGAAAAGGTTGTTGATTTAACGGAACCAATATTAACCGACCTAGCGAAAGAACAAATTAACTTATTAATAAACGAAACATTAGATCCTGAAGGTAGATCCTATAAAAACACAATGAAAATGATGATGGAGGACGGAATGTTTACCGCCTTACCAAAACAAGAGGACGCCTGGATAAATTTCCTTAATCCTTTTTTAAGATTAACAAGAAAGGAAAAAAATAAAAAAATAATTAAATTTAAAATCTAAACAAATGAACATTCAAGAACAAAACAAATTTGAATTTTTACTCACACTGGACAATAACATTATTTGTCAACGTTTTTTCAACGTAAGGGATTATAACCCTCAAAGTAGACGATCTTTGGACCTTCACTATTTGGTAAAAGAAATTTGTGAAGAAATTGGTCAAGATCTTAAAATAAAAAGTTCCAATTATCTGGTTGAAAATCAAAACTATATTTTGAATTCACCAAATGTGGAAGAACAGGCATCAAATGAAGAACAATATTTTTTACTTCAAATCAAACAAAACGATGATGTATTTATTGAAAGAATATTCTTGGCTAGTGTGTTTCACCCAAAAGTGAGATATTCTGTCGACATTAGACCAAAACTTAGAAGAATTTTGGCGGATCTGACTGAAACTATGTCAAGAGATGAGTTGGAAACAACTTATCTTCAGTATGAACTATAAAATATTAGGTAATTTTCGAAACAACAATAAACATGAAAGAAAAAAATTTTGGGTATCTAGGTCAGAGTTTCCAACTATCACTATTAAAAACAATAATTGAAGATAAAAAATTTGGCGAATCAATTGTAGATGTGATTGATAGTCATTATTTTGATGGTGGTTATTTTAGAACTGTTATGCAATATATTAAAGAAATGCATACGCAGTTTACAACTATTCCGTCATATGAAGCATTAAGAACAAGAGTATTAGGTGAAGAAACAAAAGAAGGTAGTAACAAAGTTATTATTGATACTATCGGTAATATCCAAAATCACGAATTACACGATCATCTACACTATCAAAACCAAGCGCTTAATTTTTGTAAACAACAAGTATTAAAAAAGGCGATTAAAGAAATTGAGGCAATAAATACCGAAGGCGCTTTTGAACAATATAAATTAATTGAAGGTATCATACAAAAAGCCCTACAAGTAGGTGTAACCGGTAATGATGCAAAAGATGTTTTTGAAGATATTAAATCAGCATTAGAAAAAGATAATAGACATCCAATACCGACAGGTATTAACGGAATCGACAATTTACTTGACGGCGGATTAGGTAGAGGTGAATTGGGTGTTATATTAGCACCAACTGGTACTGGTAAAACAACTCTACTTACTAAAATTGCAAATGAGGCACATAAAAACGGTAAGAATGTTGTTCAAATATTTTTTGAAGATAACATTAACAACATCAAGAGAAAACATTTTACAATTTGGTCTGGCATATCCGCAAATAACCAAGCAGATGACGCGGAAACAGTTGAGCAATTAGTTATTAAAGCACAAAGCGAATCAAAAGGACACCTTAAATTATTAAAACTACCTAGTGACTCTGTTACTATGAGTGAAATAAAATCCAAGTTGAGAAAAATGATTGCTGATGGTTTTAAAATAGATGTTTTAACTTTAGATTATATTGATTGTGTATCACCAGAAAGAGCATCATATGGCGAAGAATGGAAAGGTGAAGGTTCTATTATGAGGCAATTAGAAGCCATGACATCGGAATTTGATATTGCAATATGGACAGCAACACAAGGTAATAGAGAATCAATATCGTCCGAAGTTGTTACAACGGATCAAATGGGCGGATCAATTAAAAAAGCACAAATCGGACACGTTGTCATATCTGTTGGTAAAACACTAGAACAAAAGGAACACAATCTTGCTACTTTAACACTATTAAAGTCAAGAATTGGTAGAGATGGTGTGATATTTGGAAACTGTCATTTTAACAACGAATACTTAACAATTAACACAGATAAGACCACAACATTGTTAGGTTTTGAAGAAGATAAGGTTGAAAAAAACATACAAAGAGTTAGACATGTAATGGACAGAAAAGAAGGGAAAAAAGTATAAAAAAAAATTATTTTTTATCCTAGGATTTTCACAAATATATATGCTATTTATTTTTACCTCTTTCGAAAAACAGCGCTGAAATCAGAGGACATAATTACTAAAACGATAAAAAAAAGAACACATGGATTTTAAAGAAATTGAAGTCCCCTGGGGGGAGATTGGCTACATTACATTTAAGAGAACGTACGCTAGAAGAATTAAAGAAGAGGATCAAAATTCCAAAACAGAGGAGTTTTGGCAGGTAATCCAAAGAGAATTGGATTCATCAGAAAAACAATTAAAAGTTGGTTTTACTGAAGAAGAGAAAAAAAGATATGCAGAACTAAGAATGAAACTTAAGTTCTCAACTGCAGGTCGTTTTATGTGGCAATTGGGTACAAAAACAGTTGATAAATTAGGTTTACCCTCATTACAAAACTGTGCTTTTGTTGTTGTTAACAACCCAATTAGACCATTTACATGGTGTTTTGAAATGCTAATGCTAGGTAGTGGAGTAGGATACAATATCCAAAAACACAATGTGTATCAATTACCTAAATTAAAGGGTAAAATTAAGATTGAAAGAAAGGATACTGGGGATGCTGACTACATTGTACCAGACACCAGAGAAGGATGGGTTAAATTGCTTGGGAAGGTCCTTAAAGCGCACTTCTATGGTGGACAGGGGTTTACTTACTCTACGATTTGTATTCGCTCTAAAGGTGCCCCAATCAAAGGATTTGGTGGAACAGCATCGGGGCCCGAAGATTTATGTTGGGGTATCGGTGAAATCCATAGAATTTTAAATTCTAGAGCAAATAAAAAATTAAAACCAGTTGATTGTTTAGATATCATGAATATCATTGGATCGGTGGTGGTTGCAGGTAACGTTCGTCGTTCAGCACAAATTGCTATTGGAGATTATGATGATTTAGAATTTCTTAAATCAAAAAGATGGGATTTAGGCCAAATCCCTAACTGGAGAGCAATGAGTAACAACTCAGTTGTAGCACCAGAAAATATGGATGATTTACCTAATGAATTTTGGGAAACCTATAACCAGGGTGAACCATATGGCTTGATTAATTTGGAATTATCTAGAACGGTTGGTAGAACAGGTGAAACACAGTACCCTGACCCAGATGTTGAAGGTTTTAACCCGTGTGCAGAGCAATCTTTAGTTAACTTTGAAACATGTTGTTTGGCTGAAGTTTACTTACCAAATATCGAATCTTATGATGAATTACTAGAAGCAATAACATATGCTTATAGGATGAATAAACATTCATTAGCCCTTCATTGTTCATTAAAAGAAACTGAAGATATTGTAAACAAAAACATGAGAATGGGTATCGGAATGACCGGTATTTTACAAGCAACAGAAGAACAAAGAAGTTGGTTAAAAGACGCATACGTTTGGTTAAGAAACTATGATGAATGGTATTCAGGCGAACACGGTTTCCCTAAGAGTATTAAATTAACTACGGTTAAACCTAGTGGAACATTAAGTTTACTTGCGGGTGTTACCCCGGGCGTTCACCCAAATCCTGCAGGACCTTACTATATTAGAAGGGTTAGAATTTCGTCTCATTCTCCTTTGGTTGATGTTTGTAGAAAACACGGATATCCAATTGAGTATCAAAGAAAATTTGATGGTACTGAAGACAAATCAACAATGGTTATTTCTTTCCCATGTAAACTACCAGAAACAACCCCGGTTGCGGCCGATTATGACTGGAGAGTACAAATGGATATGGTAAGAAGAATGCAATCAGAGTGGTCAGATAACTCAGTTAGTTGTACGGTTTATTATAGAAAAGAAGATTTGGAAGACATTAAACAATATCTTAAAGATCATTTTAGACATGAAATGAAAACCGTTTCTTTCCTTTTATATCATGGCCACGGTTTTGATCAAGCACCATATGAGACAATTAATAAAGATGAATATGATGCAATGGTTAGTAAAACAATACCAATTACATCTGTTGAGATAAAAGAAGACGACATGGAACTACAAGATTGTGCGACAGGAGCGTGCCCAATCAAGTAAAGATACAGATGACTCCCTAACGTCAAGTTACGCCTTGAGCATCTTAGATTAGGTTATACTGGAGTTAAACCCCTAATCACTAATCCGGACATTTGTTCGGATTTTTTATTTAATACCATTTTATCATTCATTATATTTATTTGTATGGCTACATCATATGGCGTTGATTTCCCATTTAGGGATAGTTTAATGGGTGATTATGTTAGAATGACCAGAACTCAAGACGAAGAGGTTAGGGCCAATCTAATACATTTATTATTAACCAAGAAAGGTACTAGATATTTTTTACCTGACTTTGGAACTAGATTATATGAATATATTTTTGATCAAAATGACGTCGTTACATTTTCACACATTGAAGATGAAATTAGGGACTCAGTAAAAAAGTATATCCCTAAGTTAGACATTAACTCAATAAAGGTTGTTAATGCTGAAGAAGATCCTGAGACAGGAACAAGTATTAGCGAAGACGAGGACACAAGATTATTTAGAGCATCTAGCGCATCAACTAAACCATATACGGCTAAAGTTAGAATAGATTATACAGTTAATAATGGGACATTTGGAACTAGCGATTTTGTAATTATCAATATATAAAATGAGTAAAAAAATATCATACACCAACAGGGACTTTGCAGGAATAAGAGAAGAGTTAGTTAATCTAACAAAAGATTATTATCCTGAGATTATTCAAAATACTAATGACGCTTCAATTTTTTCTGTATCGTTAGATTTGAATGCCGCTGTTGCGGATAACTTACATTATCATATTGATAGAGTATGGCAAGAAACAATGTTAGATTTTGCTCAACAGAGACAATCTTTATTTCATATTGCTAAAACATACGGAATTAGAGTTCCTGGTTTAAGACCATCAGTAGCGTTATGTGATTTCAGTATTAATGTTCCGGTTAGAGGTGATAAAGATGATGATAGATACGAAGGTATATTAAGATCGGGTGCACAAGTTTCTGGCGGTGGGCAAGTATTTGAAACAATTGAAGATATTGACTTTTCTAACCCATTTAACAATAGAGGAGAACCAAATAGATTAAAAATACCAAATTTTGACGCAAATAATAAACTTCTTTCATATACAATTACAAAAAGAGAAGCGGTAGTTAACGGAGTTACAAGAATCTTTAGAAGATCTGTTTCAACTAGAGACCAGAAGCCGTTCTTAAAATTTTATTTACCAGAAAAAAATATACTAGGTATTACCTCTGTTATCCATAAAGAAGGTACATCATTTGGTGCAAACCCTAATGCTAGTGAATTTATAAATTCTGATAACAAGTGGTATGAAGTAAAATCATTAGTTCAAGATAAAGTTTTTATTAAAGACCCAACATCAGTTTCAGATAGAAAAAACTTTAGTGCTGGAACATACCTTAAAGTTTCAAATAAATTTATTTCAGAATATACACCCGAAGGATATTTGTCAATGACATTTGGTTCAGGTAATGTTGATCCATTAGATAATTTAGATAACTATGTTACTGGAAATTTAAAAGTTACTTTAGGAACGTACTTAAACAACCTTTCATTAGGTAATATACCTAAGTCAAACACAACCCTTTTTGTCAAATATAGAGTTGGTGGTGGTAAGTCAACTAATTTAGGTATTGGCATTATAAACACAGTTGAGAATGTTGAATTTATTCTAACTGGACCACAATCAACAGTTAATAACCAGGTTCAACAATCATTACAAGTTACAAATATAACCCCAGCGGTTGGCGGCGCAGATCAACCAACTATAGAAGAATTAAGAAACATGATTGCGTATAATTTTTCTGCTCAAAACAGAGCGGTAACATTAAACGATTATAAATCATTAATTGAAAACATGCCATCAACCTACGGTGCGCCAGCAAAGGTTAATGTAATGGAAGAAGACAATAAAGTCAGAATCAAACTTCTTTCATACGACGAGAGCGGTAACTTAATTGATACAGTTTCTAATACACTAAGAACCAATATATTGAATTATCTATCAGAATTTAGAATGATTAATGATTACCTAGATATTGTTAGTGGTGAGGTTATTGATTTAGGTTTAGAAGTTGATTTAATTGTGGACAAGAATCAAAACCAATCAGAAATTGTAAAAGATTCAGTTAGCGCCATTACCGACTATTTTTTAGTTGAAAAAAGAAAGATGGGTGATCCACTTTTCGTTGGTGAATTAAAAAAAGCGATAACAGATGTATCTGGAATAGTTCAAGTTGTAGATGTAAGAGTTTTTGGTAAGACAGGTGGTGAATATTCAACATCTGAAGTTGCACAACAATACAAAAACACCGCGACAAAGGAGATACTTCAGAGCGATATGACTGTATATATGAAAGCCAATCAAATCTTTCAAATAAGATTCCCAAATAAAGATATCAAAATAAGAGTTAAAACTCTGGGTTCCACTACATACTAAGATAATTTTTGTGTATATTCTCCTTTAGAAATTCGGCGAGTTTCTATTTATATTAGTATGAACCAAAAACATAGAATTTTAACAAATATTGGTAAAGACAAGACCGTAACGGTAAATCTAGAACAGAAATTCGATTTATTAGAGATATTATCGTTAAAATTCACACAATATGATGTTTATACCTCATTGTGTGCTGATTATGGTGTTGTTTGTGGTAGAGTTTCAGTAAACAACGGTTTTGGTGTTCCAAATGCTAGGGTTTCTATTTTTATCCCACTA